CTCCAAAGGCAAAAAAAGAAGTTGAGGAACAAAATCCAGCAGTCGCACCAACAAAACCAAAAACAAGTCCGACAACAAAACCTGGTACAAAACCTCAAAGACCTGCACACCCTGGTAAGAATCCAAACCCTGGTGAAAAAGAGTCCCCAAAGGCAAAAAACCCTTCTCCTGAAGAAACAAAAGATAAAGTAATTGATGTAATATTAAACCTCCTACAAAAATAAAATGGCAAAAAAGATTAAAGAACAAATAGATTACGGAAATACTCCCGAAAGAATGGACCCAAGTTTAGTAAAAAAATTAGGTAGTCCTGAAAGTTTGTACGCACAAAATCCTGCAATGAAAAAGGGACCTGCTGATGTTCAAAGATTAGTCAGTCAAAGATTTCAAAAAGTAGCTGACAAATTAAGACAAGTAACGGGAATAGCGGATTTAAGTTCAAAACAAGTTCAAGGAATGGTTTACAATGAAATGATGAGGAAAATTCCTAATATCATGAGAATTGAGGCAGCACATAAAGATGAACTTATACAATTGGCTATTGACGCTTGTTTAGATGAAGGTGAAGTACCTAAAGAATGGTATCAAATTGAAGCTCATTTAGGAGAACAACCAGATACATCAGATTTCAGATATCAGCCAGAAGAGCCTAAAGATGATGATGAAGAAGAAGAAGAAAAAGAAAAATTAGAAATTCCATCTTTTAATGTTGAAGATTTAACAGATGAAGAAGAATTAGAATTAGAAAAACATAAAAGGAATATTATAAATGCCATCATTCAAGGGGCCGCAAAAAGAGGACATTACCTTTTTCAAAAACCAGAGGTTAAGGCAAGATTAGATGCAATTGACCCATCTTTATATAGAGATTATTTAGGTATCATGGCAATTAATGATTTCATGTATTTTACCATGGAACAAATGATTGAGATGATGAGTCAAACAGGTCAAGGTGTTGCAGGTAAAGTATCATTAGACGACGCAGACGATGAAGGAGAAGAAGAAGGTGGAGGAGAAGAAGGGGAAGGTGAAGAGCAACCTGATACAAAAATTGTTGCAGTAGGTTTAATTTTCCCAATTTTATGTCATGAAATTATTAAAGGATTAGAAGAGGCTAAAGGTAGATATGGTCATTCTAAAAATCCTGAAATTCGTCAAAAAGTTAGAGGTGCTGTTGATGTATTATCTAACGAACCAATGCAATTGAGAATAGGACCTGAAATTGTAGAAAAACTTAGAAACGCCCTACCAGATTCAATATTTGATGAATCAAATAAGGGCCTAATAAACTGGTTTCATACGTTATTATACCAAATACCAGCACAAGAATTCTTAGAACTTATTGGACTTGCCATATCAGAAGATGTATCAAAAGTGAAAAAAGCTACCGCAAAATTCGAGGAGATAATAAAAGAAGCACAAAAATTAAAAAGTGACTTTGAAGATTATCAAGAAGAAGAAGGGGGCGGTTCCGATTCAAATGATGATGATGACGATGATTTTGGTGGTGACGATGATGATGACAATTTAGACGACTTCTTTGCTAGCTTAGGAATATCGAGACCTAAATAACTCATTTAGTGAATAGAGAACAATTAATTATTGAAGTAACGAAGTGTATGAGGAATACTCCTTATGCTCTTCGTACTTATTTACAGACTTACGATAACACCGTATCCAAATACGTTCCGTTAGATTTATTTCCAGACCAAATAAAATTAATCGAAGATTACGATAACTACAATGAAAACGTTGCCCTGAAATACCGACAGGCAGGAGTTTCAACAGTTACCGCTGCATGGGCATCAAAAAGATTAGTTTTTGCCAAAAAGAATAAACCTGAAAAAATCCTAATCATTGCCAACAAATTAGATACGGCAGTGGAGATGGCAAATAAGGTTAGAGGGTTCACAGAACAGTGGCCTTCGTGGGTTGGAGTAACTTTCTCCAATGAAAAGAACGCACAAAGACATTTCAAATTAACTAATGGTTGTGAGATTAAAGCCGTTGCCACATCACGAGATGCGTTAAGAGGTTATACCCCTACCATATTGATATTTGATGAGGCCGCCTATATTGAAGCCGACGGAGATTTTTGGGCAGCTTGTATGGCCTCACTATCTACGGGTGGTAAGGTTATTGTTGTATCCACACCAAACGGATATGACCCAATCTATTATGAAATCTATGACCAATCTTTGAGAGGTATGAATGATTTCAAAATAACTGAAATGTTTTGGTACCGTGACCCAAGATATACAAAAGATTTGTATATGGTTAAAACCAACGATTTAGTTCATTTCCTTTTGAATAGAGAAGAATACAATATTGATGAAGTCACTATTAATTTATCTATGGATAATCCATATGACAGAGACCACTCAATAGTTACAGACTATATTGAACAAGGATATAAACCGTGTTCTTCTTGGTTTGAAGGTATGGTTAAAAAATTAAAATACGATAGACGTAAAGTGGCTCAGGAGTTGGAATGCAATTTCTTAGGTTCAGGTGATAACGTATTTGATTCTGATATGATGACAGATATTTCTAAAAACCAAGTTAAAGAACCTCAGGCAAAAATGATGGGAGGAGGACTTTGGATTTTTAAAGAACCTGTTAATGGACATAAGTATGTTATGGGTGTCGACGTATCAAGAGGAGATTCTGAAGACTTTAGTTGTATTCAAATAATCGACTTTGATACAAGAGAACAAGTTCTTGAATATGTTGGAAAAGTTCCACCAGACATCACTGCAGAGATTGCTTATAAGTGGGGTACAATGTATAACGCCTATTGTGTTATTGACTTAACAGGGGGTATGGGAGTTGCAACAGCAAGAAAAATGCAAGAGATGGGATATCAATCAGGAATGTATGTTGATAATGTTGATACAACAAACAAATGGAAGTTTGACCCTAAATTGAATGAAAAAATACCTGGTATTAATTTTAATAATAAAAGGGTTCAAATTATTGCGTCATTTGAAGAGTCTATGAGACACAAGTTTAGAATTTATTCAAGTAGGTTATACAATGAAATGAATACGTTTATTTATGTTAATGGTAGACCAGACCACCAAAAAGGACATCATGATGACTGTATCATGAGTATTGCCATGGCAATTTACGTTGCAGAAAAATCATTCCAATCTTTAGAAAAAGTTGTAAACCATACTAAAGCTATGTTAAACTCTTGGTCTACGGCTATTAGTGAGAATAAAAATACTTCAGAATATTTTAATCCTATGGTTCCTCAAATGGGAAGACAACACCCCATAAACCAAGGAGCCTCTCGTGCCGACTATGAAAAATACTCTTGGTTATTTCGTTAACGATAAGTATTTATATTATCAAGGTAACAAGTAAATTTACATTATGGCAGAACAAAATATGACGGTTTGGCAACGACTGTCGCAAACATTTGGTCCGAATTCCTTACTACAACAAGATTATCCAACTTTTAAGTTTGATAAGAAGGAATTATTACGTACCAAAAGCAGAGAGGAATACGAAAGAGAAAAGTTACAAGCACAACAAACTTTTTACCTAACAAATCAATGGGCTAAGGTTGAAAACAATCTTTATTCTCAAGCGATTTATTATGAACCAACAAGATTATCTTCTCAGTATGATTATGAATCGATGGAATATACTCCTGAGATTTCAGCAGCGTTAGACATTTATGCCGAAGAATCTACAACAACAAACGAAGATGGATTTATTCTTCAGATTTATTCTGAGTCAAAAAGAATAAAAGGTGTATTAGCCGACTTGTTCAACAACAATTTAGATATTAATACCAACTTACCTATGTGGACAAGAAACACTTGTAAGTATGGTGATAACTTTGTTTACTTAAAGTTAGACCCTGAAAAAGGTGTTGTTGGAGTACAACAGTTACCAACTATAGAAATTGAAAGACATGAGGTTGGGGTTACTGCAAAAATATCTGTGGATATTACACAAGAGTTGGACAAAGACAAAAAAGCCCTTCACTTTACTTGGAAGAATAAAAACATGGAATTCCAATCATGGGAAATTGCCCACTTTAGATTATTAGGTGACGATAGAAAACTTCCTTATGGTACTTCTATGTTAGAAAAAGCCAGAAGAATTTGGAAACAATTATTATTATCAGAAGATGCGATGTTGATTTATCGTACATCAAGAGCTCCTGAGAGAAGAATGTTCAAAGTATTCGTAGGTAATATGAATGATGATGATGTTGAGGCATACGTAAACCGTGTTGCCAACAAATTCAAGAGAGAACAAATTGTTGACAAAAATACAGGTAACGTGGATATGAGATTCAACCAAATGGCGGTTGACCAAGATTATTTTATTCCTGTAAGAGACCCAGCAGCACCAGACCCAATCACAACATTACCTGGAGCTACTAACTTATCAGAGATTGCGGATATTGAATATATTCAAAAGAAATTATTAACGGCACTTCGTGTACCTAAGGCTTTCTTAGGGTTTGAAGAAGTTGTTGGTGATGGTAAGAACTTGGCATTACAAGACATTAGATTTGCTCGTACAATCAACAGAATCCAAAAGAGTATGTTGGCCGAGTTAAATAAAATTGCGATTGTTCACTTATTCTTATTAGGATTTGAAGATGAACTTTCAAACTTTACTATAGGTCTTACAAATCCATCAACTCAGGCAGATTTATTAAAGATTGATGTTTGGAAAGAAAAAGTATTATTGTATAAAGATTTAGTATCTGACCCAGGAAATGGTATTCAAGCGACATCATCTACATGGGCTAAGAAGCATATCTTTGGTTGGTCTGACGAAGAAGTTCGTTTGGATTTACAACAACAAAGAGTTGAGAGAGCTGTTGGAGAAGAACTTAAAGCAACTCCTACAGTTATCACTAAAACAGGATTATTTGACAACATAGATAAATTATACGGAAGTGCGACAGGCTCAACACCTGCGGCAGGAGCGGCGACTACACCAGGAGGTACTGAAGAATTGGGAGCTCCACCATCGTTTAGTTCTCCATCTGAACCACCACCTGCAGAGGCTCCACCAGCTGGAGGAGAAGTTCCACCACCATCAGGTGAACCAGAATTAGCTCCCGAGTCTAAGAAAAAAGACATGAACATTTTAATTGAAAATAACTTAATTGAAGGGTCTAGAATGATTGATTTAGGTCAGGCACAAGATTCTTTAGGAGAAATTTCAAAAGAATTGGATAAGTTACTAAATTCATAGTATTTATTTGAAAATAAGCAAAATGACCTTCGGAACCATAAAATCCATAATTGAGAATAATCTACTAGAATCCTACAAGAACGAAAAGGAATTCAAGAAGACATTGAGAGAGTTCAAGCATAATGTATTGAACAATAAATCTATGT